AAATTAAGTCCCGTAATCCTGTTTCAACTGGTTGGGGTGAAATGGACCATCTTACAAAAGGTGGCCTTGGTCGTGGTGAACTTGGCGTAGTTGTAGCTCCTACGGGTGCTGGTAAGTCAATGGTACTCGTACATCTTGGGACCGAGGCTCTAAAGCAAGGAAAGACGGTTATTCATTATACTCTTGAATTAGGCGATACTGTTGTTGCTTCTCGTTATGATAGTTGTTATACTTCATTTGCTATTCGTGAGTTGCCTCAATATAAAGACCAAATTTTTGATATGATTAAGGATATGAGTGGTAAGCTTATTGTAAAGGAGTATCCTACCAAAACAGCAAGCACTAACACCATTCGTATGCATCTTGAAAAGCTAAAGGTCCGTGGTATTACTCCCGATATGATTATTGTTGATTATGGTGATCTACTCAAACCTATTTCAAATCAAAAAGAGAAGAGGCAAGAACTTGAGACTATTTATGAAGAACTAAGAGGAATTGCAGCAGAAGTTGGTTGCCCTGTTTGGACCGCTTCTCAAACAAATCGCTCTGGTCTAAATGCAGAAGTTATTACGATGGAGTCAATTAGTGAAGCCTTCAATAAGTGTTTTGTTGCAGATTTGATTTTCTCAGTATCTCGTACAGTTGAAGATAAGAATATAAATGGTGGTAGAATGTTTATCGCTAAAAACCGAAACGGTCCAGATGGTTTGGTATATCCAATCAATATGGATACGGGAAATGTTAGTATCAGAATGCTTCCCTCAACTGGCGAAACTCCATCAGAAATCGTTACCAAGTCTGCGAAAGAGCAAGAAGAAAACTTAAAGAAGAAGTATTCAAGACATAAGAAAACCAAAAAAACGGAGAACAATGAATGTACACTAGAGAACAAGTAAACAAGGCAAGTTTACAATATTTTAATGGTGATGAATTATCAGCAAACGTGTTTACCACCAAATACGCCCTAAAAGATACTACAGGCTTATATATAGAGCTTACCCCAAATGACTTACATCGTCGTTTGGCTAAAGAGTTCGCTCGTATTGAAGCACGATATGGTGGAAAGTCTGCCCTATCAGAAGAACAAATTTATTCATATATCAAAGATTTTAAGTACATTGTTCCACAAGGTTCTCCAATGTTTGGTATTGGAAATAGTTTTGTAAACGCATCACTTTCAAATTGTGTTGTAGTTGCTTCACCAGACGATAATGTTTCTTCTATTGTAGATTCTGGGAAACATCTTGCTAACCTTTTCAAGCGTCGTTGTGGTGTAGGTCTTGATATTACAAATCTACGTCCAGAAGGTATGGCAGTAAACAATTCTGCTGGTACTACTACAGGTGCTTGGTCGTTTGCAGACTTCTATTCATATGTTTGTCGTATGATTGGTCAAAATGGTCGTCGTGGTGCTCTTATGATTTCTATTGACGTAAGACACCCAGATGTTGACAAATTTGCTAAAATGAAGCATGATCTAACAAAAGTAACAGGTGCAAATGTCTCAATCAGAATCACAGACGATTTTATGGAAGCTGTCCAACAGGATGCGGATTTTACTCTTAGATTTCCTGTTGATTCCTCTAATCCTACTTACACTAAAACTATTAGAGCCAGAGAACTTTGGAAAACCATCGTTGACTCAGCCACGAGAACCGCAGAACCCGGACTCTTGATGTGGGGTAATATTGAGAAATATCTACCAGCAGAATCATATAAAGATGTAGGCTTTAAAACTCTTACTACAAATCCATGTGGTGAGATTCCTCTTTCTGCTTATGATTCATGTAGACTTATCTCAGTAAACCTCAAATCATTTGTTACAAATCCATTTACAGATAATGCTGCTTTTGATTACGAACATTTTGAGACTGTAGTTAAACACGCTATGCGTCTATCTGATGATTTGATTGATTTGGAACTTGAGAAGTTGCTTTCAATTATTGATGCAGCAAATACAGAAGATGAAAAGGCTCTTTGGCAACAACTTTATGATGCTTGCAAGAATGGTCGTCGTACAGGTCTTGGCACTCATGGTCTTGCAGATGCTCTTGCTTGCATGAAACTTGCTTATGATTCCGCAGAAGCTCTCGTTGTAATTGATAGAATCTATTCAACTCTAAAAGAAAGTGCTTATACAGAATCTACATGGCTTGCTAAAGAGCGTGGTTCATTCCCTGTGTTTGATTGGGAGAAGGAGAAAGATAATGCATTTATTCAATCTCTTCCAACTGCAATCCAAAATGCAATCAAGACATTTGGACGTAGAAACATTAGTATTCTAACAAATGCTCCTACTGGTTCTGTTTCTATTATGTCTCAGACCTCCTCTGGACTTGAGCCAGTATTCCGTAACTTCTACATTCGTCGTCGTAAACTTTCTCACAATGAGCAAGACCAAGCAGCAGCATTCGTAGACGTTACTGGTGACCGTTGGGCTGAATACCGAGTTTATCATCACAATGTACAAGAATATCTTTCTAAGAATGAAACAGACCAAATTCCTTCTTTCTTTACAGAATCAGATAAGATTGATTGGAAACGTCGTGTAGAGATTCAAGGTGTAATTCAAAAACACATTGACCACTCTATTTCTTCAACAATCAATCTTCCAAAGGGTACTTCTGCTGATACAGTTTCTGAACTTTATCAACTTGGCTGGAAGCTTGGTCTAAAAGGAATTACAGTTTATGTTGATGGTTCCCGTGATGGTGTTCTTCTTACAGAAACCAAGAAAGAGACATTCCCACAACATGATGCACCAAAACGTCCATCTGAAGTAGAGTGTGATATCCACAATGTTTCTGTAAAAGGTGAAAAGTGGACAATTCTTATTGGGCTTCTTGATGGTAAACCTTATGAAGTTATTGGTGGTGCTAACAAAATTGTAGACCTTCCAAGAACTGCAAAGAAGGGTAAACTAATCAAGACTTCTCTCACAAAGACACAAGCACGTTATGATTTAGTCGTTGATGAACTTACCGTAAAAGACGTAGTAAAAGTATTTGATAATGCAAACTACTCATCATTTACTCGTTTACTATCTCTTTCACTTCGTCACGGAGCCAAAATCAATTACGTAGTTGAACAACTTCAGAAAGATGAAAGCTCAGATATGTTCTCCTTTGCCAGAGTTATTGCAAGAGTGCTGAAGCAATACGTACCAGATGGAACAAGAGTAAGCAGCCAGAAGACTTGTCCAGATTGTAATTCAACAAATCTTATTTATCAAGATGGTTGTGTAACCTGTGGAGATTGTGGGTTTTCTCGCTGCGGATAGGCACTATTTAGGCATTTAGCACAACCATAGACTTATTACAAAATATCTAAATAACTATTGCATTATCCCCGATAGGTTATTATATTTAGCCTATCGGGAGTTTTTGTTATGAAACTAAACCATTTAGTACCAAGAATAGACGCAAATCAAAAATGTAATAAAACAGACCCAAACAGTAAACAACACTTTTGGGTTTTATCTGGAAGAATAGAAACAACTATTTCAAATATGATTAGTATTGATTTTATTTGTAAGTATTGCAATAAAAGAACAACTAACTTCCTAACTGTTGATGAATATAAATTAAATCAAAAATTATTAGAGGACACAAATGTTTTTATCTCCACGAAATAGATATATCTTTGTAGAACCAGTTGAAATAAAAAAAAAAGTTGAAGAACGTACTTTTGTTGTTCCAAACGAATATGAAGAAGTAGAAAGATATAAAGTAGTTAAGGTAATTGAGGATTCTACTGCCGTTTATTCACCAGATTCTTTTATTCTTGTTCCTACACAAATGCTTGAAAAGATAGAACTAAATGGTAAAAATTACTATTTAATTACAGACAATTATGTAATTGCCGTAGTAGTACCATTGGAGGAATAAATCTTGTCTATCACCCTAAACGAACTTAGAAAGCTTGTAAAAGAAACCTTACAAGAAAGTAATCTATTGACCGAACGCTCTGCTTATGATAGAGTTGTAAAAGCTCTAAAGGGTGAAAGAAATAATATTAATTCTGTTGGTATTATGACAGCCCAAAATCCAGATGGTCAAAAACAATCAGAAGAATTCAACCAAAAGCAAAATGAAAAACTTATTGCCTTTCTAAGATACATGAACCTTGGACATTATCGTATTGGTGGTAAATTTGCTGGTGCTGAAGAAGAATCTTTTGCTATCAACAATGTCACAAAAGAAACCATGATAAAGCTTGGTAAACACTTTGGGCAAGAATCGATTATTTGGGGAGAAAGAATCGGACCAGATGAATTTTTATTTCATTATATTGATTCCGCTTCTGGTGAAAGTCCAACAGAACCTGTATCAATGGTGTTGACTCACCCAGACCCAGCGGTTATAAGTAGAAAGGATATGTATTCAACCGTAGGCAAAGGGAAGAAAACAAAGAAATTTGTTATTCCGTTTTTTGAGGATGGATATGCCCACAGGAATTTTAAACAAAAAGATGGAAAAAAACATACTATACAATAAAGAAGATATACTAAATGAAATTAGTAAACTAACAGAAAGCATAAATAATAGAAAAATTCTCATACTTGACAAAAGCAAGACAAGTAAATACATTTGGCATCACGAACGAATGATGGAATATGAATACAGTAAAATTCGTGAGTTAGAATATCAACTTTCAAAAATGGAGAAATAATGTCAGTTAATGAAACACTAAAAGAAGACCACATCGTAAATTATATCTCTTCTCTTTCAACAATTGAAGATGCTATACAACCTTATAAGGACCAACGCACAGACCTACGAACTGAATATATTGAGAATGGATGGCTTACAAAAGAGGATATTCGCACCGCCGTAAAAGCTTATCGACTTATGAAGCAAGAAGTAGACTTTGATGAACTTCGTGCTACTTATCGTACTCTTCGCGGTACTGTAGAAGTTGAATCAAAAACGGAATAATAATGAAGTCCATTCAGCTATATGATGATGGAATTGGTAAAGTAGAACTTGTTGATTTTGTCGGGAGCGACCTAACTGTAGTTAATAGTGCTAGAGTTAGTTTTGGAAAACACAAAGAAGAGTTAGACACTAATGATCAAAAGCTTATTGATTACCTTATTAGGCATCGTCATACTTCTGTATTGGAGCACAACTTTGTAACCTTTAGATTTAAGGTTCCACTATTTGTACGCTCACAGCACCATAGACACAGAACTTGGTCGTATAATGAAATTTCTAGACGCTATACGGAAGAAAACCTTCAATTTTATGAACCAAAACAATTTAGAACACAGCATAAAAGCAACCGCCAAGCAAGTAATACAGAAGATTTAATTAATCCTTGGGTAGAAGAACCAGACCAATGGATACAAGGTCGTAGAGTACAAGATGCTGTTAGGGACCATCATATTGAAAGTGTTGAGCTTTACAATAAAATGATGGAACTTGGTGTATGTCGTGAGCAAGCCCGTGGTGTTCTTCCTCAAAATCTCTATACTGAATATTATTGTTCTGCCAATCTGAACAATATCCTAAAGTTTGTAGACCTTCGCACACATGAAGGAGCACAATGGGAAATTCAGAGAGCAGCAGAAGCAGTATTAGATATTATTTCTGACCTTTATCCAATTACGGTGAAAGCCTATCAAAAGATTAGGAATGAGAAACACGGTTCATAAATATGATACTGTAATTGTAGGTTCTAGTTTAGAAGCCTTACTTTACGCTTATATAACAAAATATCCAGTATTCTTTGCTGGCTTAAGATGCCCATTTGAGTTTGAGCATTTTGAGCCAGCTTTTTCTTTTCCATTGGTTGATTCCGAATCCCATACTATAAAATCAAACTTAGGTGATATAAACTTAGGTATAAACAAGTTAGATTTATGGAATAATCTTATGTTCTGCTTATCTATGTCTGGTCAAATTCCTATTACGGGTGAGGTGAATTCTTTAAGAATTGATAATGGTACTCTTCGAATAAACTCAAACAATAGGCTTCTAGTAATAGAACCGCAAAAGATATTGTTGTTTGATGATTTAGGCATTGAAGGACTAGGGCCAGCAAAATTAAAAGTAGGTAAATTTACCTCTTATGATTATGTTGAATTCAATAGTATGTATGCTCACGAATATGATTTACTAAAAGACAATAAAAACAACATAATATCAGAATTATGGTTTGTTTCACCCCCTAATGATACGAGATATAAAGATGGATTCTTAATTTCAACGTTCAAAACCAAAAAAGAAATGGATAGGGATCTTGCAGAATATAATATAAAGTTTAGATTAAAAGACATATTCAAGAAGTATGGAATAAAAGGCAAAGCAAATGGATTCCATCATATACACAAACATATACAAAGATATAAACAAGTTAGATATACACTAAAAGAAAGAATTATTGTAGAACCAAAGAATGTTTACGAAGACATTGACAACATTTTATATATGTTATATGATATAGAATCTATTATGAAGCAGTACCAACCAAATCAAGAAGTAGATAAAATATGGAAGTTATCAAAAACAACATAGCAGGTATTGTTCCTGTGGCTGGTCAAAGAAAAGATTTTAATCTTGATTGGCACGATTGTATGATGCCTATTGGACCAGATTATTTGGCAGTTGAAAGAGCAGTTTTTGAGTGCGCTTATGCTGGTTGTTCTTCTATTTGGATTATTTGTAACGACGATATTGCTCCTCTTTTGAGAAGAAGAATAAAAGATTTCATATTAGACCCAATTTATCAAGATATTAAATTTTCAAGACGTAGATTTTTTTTAAAAGATGTAAAAAATCAAAGACTTATACCTATTTTTTATGTACCTATCCATCCAAAGTTTAGGGACAAAGTAGATGGACTTCCTTTTTCTATTGTACAAGGTGCCATGTATGCTACCAAAGTTGCAAAAAGAATATCAGAAGCTTCAACTCCTACTATGTTTTATGTAGCTTTCCCATTTGGAGCTTATGAGCCAACGTTTATTCGTTCTCTGAGAAAAGAAATGGCAAAAAATAAAACAGTTATGGCGTATTATAATGGAGAAAGTGTCAAAACTGGTTCATATTTGGGTTTTTCATTTAGACCAGAAAAGATAAAAGACTTCTTTAATAAAATAAAAGAAGGTGCCAGAAAGACCGAACGTAATGAAAATGGAGAACTAGTTACTTTACCTAAACATAAACAATTTAGAGCTAGGTTCTTTACATTACAAAATATATTTGATGATTACGAAACCGACATTCAGAAAAATATAAGATGGTATCACGGTATTCATTGCTGGCACACATATAGAAGATTTTTGGCGACTGACCAGAATTATTACTTGAATTTAAAAAAACCAAAGTTTCTTAGAGCAAGACACATTTCTGAGTTTAGATACAAATATGGGGAGGACTTATGATGAGTATGTTCGATAGTATTGAAATTGAAAAAGATATTCCTAATGGTCCAGATGCTGGTGAATATCAATCAAAAGACTTAGATTGCCTTATGGATCATTATATACTTGAGGATAATCGTCTTTATAAAAAAATATACAAATACAACCCTGTTCCAAAAGAAAGACGAAAAAACATCTTTCATTTAATTGAATCTGAATTTATAGGTTTGCTTGACCTTAATTTTCATGGTTGGATTGAAATTTATGGTGCTTATGAAACATGGAAACTTAAATTTACAGATGGTGAAATAAAGGAGTGCAAAATGACAGAATCTCTTCCAAAACCAGAACAAAAAGAACAAGATAACCCACCAGAAATAGCATATTGGTCTGGTGATGGTTATGAATATGAAGTTGACGACGATGAAGATGAGAGTTATTAAACAATAGAGGTAAGTATGAATATTCCTTTTGTTGGGTTACATGCTCACGATGGGTTTTCTATTTTTGATGGTATGTCTTTGCCAAGTGAGCATATGAACTATGCTTATTCTAATGGCATGGATGCTATGGCTATCACAAATCATGGACACATGAATTCGTTAGGTTATCAGGTATTTCATGCTAAAAAAATGATACAAGAAGGTAAGCAATTTAAGCCACTTTTTGGTGTTGAAGCATATTTCATTCCTTCTATAGAGGATTGGCGTATAGAGTATGAAAGATATAAGGATGATAAAAAAAATAAAGTAACAGATGATGAATCTATTTCTGGTGCTACTATTGAAGATGAAGCAGCAGCAAAGAAAGAAAACAAGTCTGTAATCAATCGTCGTCGTCATTTGGTTTTGCTTGCTATGAGTCAAAAGGGGTTGAATAATGTTTTCAAGCTTATTTCAGAGTCTTACCGTAACGAAAACTTCTATCGTTATCCTCGTATTGATCTTGCTCTGCTAGAAAAGTATAACGAAGATGTGATTGCCCTTTCCGCTTGTTTGGGTGGTGTTTATGCTGGTTGTTATTGGGAGAATCGTGAGAAGGGCGAAGAAGCTATTCTTGATTCTTTCCGAGATATGACAAAGCGTATGGTTGCTATTTTTGGTGACCGTTGGTATGGTGAACTTCAATGGAATAACGTACCAGAGCAGCATATTCTAAACAATTATATTATCAAGATGCACCAAGAGTTTGGAATTGGTCTTGTGTCTACTTGTGATTCACATTATCCAAACCCAGATGCTTGGAAGGACCGCGAACTTTATAAGCGTCTTGGTTGGCTTGGAAGCGGGAAGCCAGAGTGGGGAGATAATCAACTTCCAAGTGGCGTTGAGCAAATTGGTTATGAACTATATCCAAAGAACGGTAACCAAATGTGGGATGCTTACAAGAAGTATTCTGCACTTTCTCCCGTTCAATATGACGATAATTTGGTCATGAAATCTATTACAGAGACTTATAATATCGCTCATAATAGAATCCAAAAGTTTATGCCAGATGCTACCGTTCGCCTACCAGAATTCGTTGTTCCTGCTGGCTTTACTGCTGGTGAGGCACTAAAGCATTTCTGTATGGAAGGTCTGCGTAATCTTGGACTTCTTGAAAATAGTGATTACGTAAATCAGCTTGAATATGAGCTTGATGTTATTGAGGACCGAGGATTTAGTAAATACTTCCTTACGATGAAGGCTATTTCCGATAAGGCACAACAACTTCAACTCGTTGGTGCTGGTCGTGGCTCTGCTGCTGGTTCTCTTGTTTCTTATGTACTTGGAATTACACAGGTTGACCCTCTAAAGCATGGACTTCTATTTAGCCGCTTTATGACGAAGAATCAAGATGGTTTCCCAGATATTGATTATGACGTTTCTGACCCTATGGTACTCAAGGATGTTCTAATCAAAGAATGGGGTGATACTACTGTTGTTCCTATTTCTAACTGGAATACTCTACAGCTAAAGTCTCTTGTAAAGGATATTAGCAAGTTCTACAATATTCCATTCAAGGAAGTAAATGAAGTAACTTCCAAAATGATGAATGAAGCTATACCTTTAGCTAAGAAAGACCACGGTATGAAAGCTGGTGTCTATACTCCAACATTTGAGGAAGTAAAGAAATATTCTAAGTCTCTACAGGACTTTTTGGTACAATATCCACACATTGCAAATCACATTGATGCTTTGTATGGTCAAGTACGTTCCTGTTTTACTGACAGGGTAGGAATCCTTACTAATGATGGCTATAAAAGCGTAGTGGATATTGAAGATGGTGATAAGATTGCTTATTATGGAGAAGATAATAGCATTCATTTTAATGATGAATACGAAATTTATTTCCAAGGAACAAAAGAAGTTTATGAGGTAGAACTTGAAGATGGTACTACAATCGAACTAACAGAAGATCACAAAGTCCTTACTCAAGATGGATACAAACAAGTAAAAGAATTGACAGAAAACGATTTACTTTTTAGTATTGAGTAATGCTTTTACATACAACAAAAGAGTGTGTGCTGAAGATAATGGGTTTAGTGTATTGACGTTATGGGAAAGCGAATTAAAGTATCTGACTACAGAACAAATAAAGGAGTTTTTACGTGAAGCCATTAAAAGTAAAAGCAATAACCAAACTTCGTAATGATAAAGTTTACGACATTAAACATCTACTTGATAGTAAACAATTTTTAAACAACCATCCAAATTTGGTAGCTAATAGCTTGATTATTTCAAATTGTAGTAGACACGCTGGCGGCGTGGTCGTAGGCGAACAGCTTGATTATTATATGCCGCTAATTAATTCCGATGGTGTACGTCAAACTCCTTGGTCTGAGGGCCAAAACGTTCGTCACCTTGAACCAATGGGATTTATTAAGTTCGATATTCTTGGACTTGCAACTCTAAAGATGATTGAATCTTGTATTCGTCATATTCTGAAGCGTCACCACAATATTCAAGAACCAACCTTTGACCAAATCAAGAAGTTCTATAACGATAATCTCCATCCAGAAAAGATGAATCTGTCTGATAAAAAGATATATCAGAACGTATTTCACGAAGGTAAGTGGGTTGGAGTGTTCCAATTTACTGAACGTGGAGCACAAGACTTCTGTAAGCGTGTAAAGCCAAACAATATCATTGATTTGTCTGCTATTACTTCTATTTATCGTCCCGGTCCTCTTTCTGCGGGTGTAGACCAACAATATGCAGATGCAAAGGAAAATCCATACAAAGTCAAATATCTTCATCCACTTGTAAAAGAAGTGACCAAAGAGACTTATGGATTCCTTATCTTCCAAGAACAAATTGCACTTCTAGCACACAAACTTGGTAAGGACGTATCTCTTGACGAGGGTAACAAACTTCGTAAACTACTTACCAAAAAAGGAACTGGAAAAGGCTTTGAAGAGAAAGATAAGATTCATGCGAAGTTTATTGAAGGTTGCGGAGAGAAAGGAATTACTCAAAAGCAAGCTCAACAACTTTGGGAAACCTTTGAGTATTTCTCTGGTTACGGTTTCAATAAGTCTCACGCCGTTTGCTATTCAATCCTTTCATATCAATGTGCTTGGCTTGCAACTTATTATGAATGTGAATGGCTCTGTGCGTTCCTTGAAAAAGAATCTGAACAGGATACAAGCAAGGACGATAAAATCAACCGTAAAGAAAAGGCAATCAATACTGTAAAGTCTCTTGGATACAACATTTCTACACTCAATATCAATAAGTCTGGAAAGGTTTGGGAAATTACTGCTGATGGGAAGGAATTTGTTCCTCCACTTACTTCAATCAAAGGACTTGGAGAAGCTGCGATGTTGCAAATTCTAAATAATCGTCCTTTCAATAATGTTGAGGATTTCTTGTTCAATGAGAATGTTTCTTATTCTAAGCTAAATAAGAAAGCACTTGACGTTCTTATTCGTGCTGGTGCTTGCGACAGCCTTATTGATAGCAGATTTACAGGTGCCAAACACTTCTGGTCTGCTGTAGCTGTAGACCGTCCAAAGAATAAGAAGATTTTCCATCAGAATATCGAGACTTATAAACCAGAAGGCGATTTCTCTTTGGAAGAAAAGATTGAGTATTTGACTGATCTAACAGGCGAATATCCAGTTTCTATGGTTCTACCTCCAGAAATCTCTAAGAGACTTGAAGAGAAGTATGTTCCACCAATTGGAGAATATGACGAGGAAATTGGACTTACTTGGTTTGTAGTCAGAAACTGTGTTAGAAAGACTAGTGCTGCTGGCAAGGATTATCTTGTTCTTGAAGTAATTGATGACACAAATACAATGGTGCAAATTCGTTGCTGGGGCGTAAAGCCAAATGAAAATGTCTTGAAGAATCGTGTTTATATGGCGAAAGTCGAGTATGATTCTTCTTGGGGATTTTCTATGAGAAATATCGCTTCACAACTGAAAATGATTGCTTGACCACTAAACCCTCTTGAGATACACTACAGGTACTCAAGAGGGTTTTTCTTTGTCTCAAAATCTTGGTTATGCTTGCATCGTTCATCAATTCTCCGAACTACCCGCCAAAAAGCGTATTACCACCAATCGTTCTATGATTCGTAGAACCTTTGATGAACGTGGTGTACAATACGCATCAGAACTTGCTCTACAAAATGTGCAAGACCTTTACAAGATTCTTCTATGGAACGAAGAAAACAATATCAAATTCTATCGTATGTCCTCTGATATGTTTCCTTGGGCATCCGAATATGGTATCTACAACATGCCAAACTTTGATGAAGTATCTAAGATTCTAAAGAAGTGTGGAGATTATGCTACAAAGAATGGGCATAGACTTACATTTCATCCCGGTCCTTTCAACAAGCTTACTTCATCAAACGAGCAAGTAACGAAGAACACAATTGCAGACCTCAAAATCCATGCTGACATTATGGATATTATGGGTCTATCAAATACACATTACAACAAAATCAATATTCATGTTGGTGCTACGTACAAAGATAAGCAAGCGGCAGTAAACCAGTTTCTAAAGAATTATGAAACTCTGCCCGATAATATCAAGGGAAGATTTACACTAGAAGTAGACGACAGACCAAGCCTCTACAATGCCAGCGAGCTTTATGAACTTATTTATAAAAAAACTAATATACCAATTGTTTTTGACTATCATCATCATTCACTTAACTCTGGTGGTATGTCTGTATACGATGCACTTCATATGGCGACTTCTACGTGGGGCAGCATCAAGCCTGTTGTACATTATTCAGAGTCTCGTTCCGAAGAGCAAGGAATAAAGTGTCCTCCACAAGCACATTCTGATAGCTATCGAAATGTTGCAGATACGCATGGTTTTGATGTAGATATTATGCTAGAATGTAAGCTAAAGGAAATTGGCCTTTTCAAATATCGTGAGCTACTAAATGCCTAAACTTACTTTTATATCAGACACGCACAATAAACATGGAGCAATCAGTATTCAACCTACTGATTTCCTTATCCATACTGGTGACCTAACTTCTAAAGGTACTCTGCCAGAAGTAGCTGCTTTTTTGCATTGGTTCAATCAACAACCAGCAAAACATAAGGTATTTATTGCTGGTAATCACGATTGGCTTTTTTATGAATCTCAATTTCAAGCCAAAATGCTACTTCGTGATTATCCAGACATTACTTATCTAGAGGATTCATCTGCTCAAATTGAAGGGATAAACTTTTATGGCTCTCCCTATCAACCTATATTTTATAATTGGGCTTTCAACGCGAATGAAGAAACTCTAAAGAAGAAGTGGCATGAAATCCCAGATGGAACTGACATTCTTCTTACACATGGTCCTGCTCACGGTATTCTTGATTTGACATACCATCAAGAAAACGTTGGTTGCAAGTCTCTAAAGTTCCATATTATGAATCGTGTAAAGCCTAAGATATTTGCTTTTGGTCATATTCACGAAGGATATGGAACGCATAAGTTTGAGGATACACTTTACATTAATTGCTCCTCTCTAAATCGTAGATATCACCCAGAAAACCCACCAATTATTGTGGAGATATAATGAGTACAAAGTGTACTATTTCGCATGATTCACAATATCATTTATATCAAGAGATATTTGATGTTTCTAATGTGCATCTTGAAATCTACGACGTAAATTTTGAGGCAACTAATAAATCTGTCAACCTTGAAATCCCAATTAAAGCTTGGAGAGCCATGATTGAAGATTGGTCAAAGCGTGGTTGGCCCGTTGAAGATGATAATAAAGAAATAGAAATCTCTACAGAATGGATTGAAAGTTTGCAGAGATTAGTTACATTGAAACAAACAAAGGAAAAACATGAGTCTAAATCTGAAAGTGAAGAAACTTGATAATTTTGTAAATCTTGAACAAAGAGTATTTGGTAATGCTGGTATTGACCTTTATTCTGCCGAGGAAGGTATTTTGCTTGGCGGACAAAGAATGGCAGTATCTGTAGGGATTGCTACATCCTTCAATCCAGAATATTATATGCGTGTTGCCCCTCGTTCTGGACTTGCAGCGAAACATGGAATTAATGTTCTTGCTGGTGTTATTGACTCTTCTTATCGTGGAGAATGGAAGGTTATTCTTCATAATACAACAAATACTTCTTTTGTTTTTCATAAAGGCGATAGAATTGCTCAAGCTATTCCAGAGCGTATCTCAAACGATGATTTTCAGTTTGTCGAAGAGCTAACCGATACCTCCCGTGGTTTTGGTGGCTTTGGATCAACGGGTCGATAATATGAGTCAAAGAAAACAAAAAAAGATGCAACGTGCCATTCAAGAAGCAACATTTTTATTTGACAAACTACCTAATAAGTGTGTAGGCTGTTCCAAACCATTTGATAAGCATAGTAAAGAAGCGGCTACAGAATGGACCGTAAATATTTTCAAAGAGTCTGAAACGGTAAAGGTTTATTGCCCCGAATGTTGGAAAGATGTACAAGCTTGGGCAGAAGATGCAGAGAAAATAAATGTCTGATATAGATAAATTACAACTGATGGAATTAGCCAAATCTATATTTGAAGATAAAGAGAAGGTAAATCATCCTTCTCACTATAATCAAGGACAAATTGAAGTTATTGATTATATAGAAAATATTGGCATGGGTGAAAATTTCTGTGCTGGAAATGCGATAAAATACATTTCTCGCTATAAATATAAAGAGAAACCACTTGAAGATTTGCGAAAAGCAAAATGGTATGTGGAAAGGTTAATTTCTTATTATGAAAATAAAACTAACGAATAAGTCCAGTGTAAAACAGCTTACACTAAATGATTTTGAGCTTGTAGCACAATCTGACAAACCATATGTTATAAAACTGTACAGCCCTTCTTGTCATTTATGTAAAGCTTTGTCTCCAATTTACAACAAGATTTGCGAGGAATACAAAGACACATTTGATTTTGGTTCTATTAATGTAGTTTCGCAATCAAAACTTGCCAAAGCTTTTGATATCGATGGAGTCCCAGAACTATTTATTGTTCATAAAAATAAGGTATATAACATAAAGTATCCAGAGAACGATGCTGACCCAGAATCTGGTTATAGTTATGATTATATTGTTCAACACTTAAAAAATTTTGAGAGGTAATATGAGAATTGAGCGAGAAAGTCTTAGCTATGATGATATTTTAATTGTTCCGCAATATTCTGACATTGAATCTAGAAAAGAAGTAAATATTGGAAACTGGTTAGACCAAGATAGAAATTTATGGTTTGACCTTCCTATTATTTCTGCCCCTATGGATACAGTCACCGAAATCCCTATGGCTATTACTTTAGCTAGAATGGGAGGTCTTGGTATTGTTCATAGATATAATTCTGTAGAACAACAAGTACAAATTGCAGAGACACTATTTGAGAATATTGACCCAAGTAAAGTTGGTTTCGCAATTGGTATAACTGGGGATTACTTAAAGCGTGCAACCGAACTAGTTAATTTAGGAGCACGTATTTTATGTGTAGATGTAGCTCATGGAGATCACATCTTGGTAAAAAATGCCCTTTCTCATTTAAGGGGAGAATTGGGTAATGCCCCACATATCATGGCAGGAAATGTGGCAACGCTTGATGGATTTAATAATCTGGCTGATTGGGCAGTTAATTCTATTCGCGTTGGTATTGGTGGTGGCAGTATTTGTTCCACTCGTATTCAAACTGGTCATGGTGTGCCTTCCTTGGATTCAGTCGTAGAATGTGCAAGGACTCACCATAATGTGGCGGTTATTGCGGACGGTGGCATTAAAAATAGTGGTGATATTGTTAAAGCTCTTGCTGTGGGCGGTGATTTTGCCATGCTTGGTTCACTTTTGGCTGGAACCTCGGATACGCCGGGTGAAATTATTGTACAAGAAAACGGTAGTAAATCTAAGGTCTATCGTGGTATGGCATCCAAAGATGCTCAAATGGATTGGCGTGGTAAAACTTCTTCTCTTGAGGGTATTTCAACGACAATCCCCTATAAAGGAGCAACAAGAGAAATAATTGAACAACTTGAAAATGGTATTCGTTCTGGTTTTTCTTATTCTGGTTGTAGAACAATTGGTCAACTTTGGTCAAAAGCAAAATTTGTAAAACAATCACCATCAGCACAAAGAGAATCTGATACTCATATTCTATCTAGACGATAATGTGTGAAGATAAACTAAAGAAACTTTTCATAATGTTCCCCGAAAAAACCCATGTTGATTTTATCATCAGATTAAAAAATGATGATTTCCCTAATCAATCACAGTTCTTTCGGGAAATTATTTATGCTTATATAAATAAAGACCCTTTGTTTCTTGACTTCATTGATTCTATAAAACTTAAAAAATCTAAATATAATAAGAATAGAAATCCAAAAAATAGAAAGCTAATTGAAGACGGCGAACTAATTATAAAAGATTTTGGACTAGACCAAGAAGAAATTGAAAATATTTTTGATATTTTAGAACAAAATGATATAGATTTATAGTATTTTGTGATTTTAGTTACTATTTAAATTTGTAGGAGTTATACAATAATGAGCAAGAAACTTTTGTCAGAGAGTCTAGTAAATCGTTGGTCAAAATTGGCTAACATTAAAACTGGCGGTAAGAAAGTATTAAACGAAATGATGAGCAGCGAAATGGCTTATGCCCGTGAAGATGAAATGGCACCAGAAGAAGATATGGGCGATATGGGCGATATGGGTGGCGAAGAGCCAATGGATATGGATTTAGGTGCTGGTGAAGCTGATTCCAAAGAAGAAATGTCTTTAGATGTTGATAAACTTATGTCAATGATTAAAGATGCAGTCAAAGCTGCTCTTGTAGACGCTGGCCTTTTAGACGAAGGTGGCGAAGAAGAAATGGATATGGGCGATATGGAAATGGACACCGAAGGCGAAGAGGCAGAAGAAGGGGGTGATGAACTTTCTGCTGAACCCGGTGAAGAGGGCGAGGAAGAGGAAGAGGAATCTCCTATCCAAGAAGTTGAAGTTGTAACAAACGATGAAATTATAAATGAAACCCTCAAAAGAGTATTGAATAGATTAAGAAAGTAATTGTATACTAGATAATAAGCCCTTATTGTATAACTTGAGCCACACCGTAAAAAAGTGTGGCTCTTTTTATTTGACGTACCACACAAGGATGGTTATACTTATTGAGCAACGGAGAACAGAATGGCTTTTAGACTATTTGGCGGGAAAAAGAAAGTTGAAGAACACGAACATGACGATTCAGATGGTGTAGAAGAGGGTGGTGGACAGTCAGAGAAATCATCCACCAAACCATCCCTTGTATCGTTTGCCCTTCCAGCAGCAGCAGCAGAAAACGATATTCGCTCTATGGGCCTTTATGGAGAGATTGAAGAGAAAAAGGTAGCAGAGATTATTGCTGGTCTTATTACACTTGCCGCTGAAGAAACTGAAGAGCCTGTAGACCCTGATAAGCCCGATGGAGACAAAAAAACATTTGTTGAACCTATTGAGCTTTATATCTCAACTCCCGGTGGTAATGCAGATGATATGCTTTCTCTTTACGATATGATGCGTGTAACTAAAGAGATTTGTGAGATTCATACAATTGGAATCGGCAAAGTTATGTCTGCTGGTGTCCTCATTCTCGCATCGGGAACTAAAGGACAACGCAGAATTGGTAAGAACTGTCGCGTTATGATTCATTCAGTTATTGGCGGTAATGCTGGTTCTTTCCATAATCTTGAAAACGAAATGCAAGAGATCCGCCATGTTCAAGATACTTATATTAAACTTCTTGCAGCGGAAACCAAAATGACCGTTCCACAACTTAAAAGAATGATTAATAAAAAGGTAAATGTATACCTCTCTGCCGAAGAAGCTGTAAAACTTGGAATTGCTGACGAAGTATTCTAATACATAACTATTTATAAATATGCAAAATAAAGAATTCGATAAACTTGTTGAATCATTCCTAACCCCAAAGACCAAGCTAGAGGACAATAACGCCTTTAGCTTGGCTTCTTTGCTTTCTCTTGTTGAGGAAATTGAAAAAGCAGAAGTGTTAGTTACAGAAGCAGAAGTTGTACGGCAACAAATACCAACATTTATACCACAACAACAAGATGTATTATCAACTGATGCATTGAAAAAATATGATGAACTTTTAAAATCAGATGGTGTTGAAGCACCAGATAGACAAGAGTTTGATAAGTTATTAAGACAACAATTAGATTCTATTGTTGCTTCTCAATCAGACCCATTACAAAAATTAGTGTTATTTGTCAAATATTTAAATGGTTTAAAGCAAGGTCAAATTACTGAAAAAGAAATGGGTAAAGTATTTGCAGCAATAATTTTTGCAGTATCAATTCTAAAAATGATTAAAGAATACGCTTCTGCTCCTTCTGCTGCTGGTTTATTATATGAAAGATTTATTGCTTATTTCTTTCATGGGGTAATGCCAGCAGGAACCACAATTGAGGATGTAATTGTTGGTAAAGAAAAATGGTCATTAAAATTAAAATCAGATACAGATATTTCGGGTAGTATTGATGGTATGTATGAGTTTTTCAGAGAATCTCAAAATGGTGTGGTAAAATATTTAATAAGTCAAAAAATGAGGTCAACTACAGGTATTATAAGCTATGCAGTTGGATTCAACTTACAACAATTTGAAAACTTGTTGGTTAATAAAGGTCAAAAAGAAAAATATGAAAATGTAAAAAAGGCTCAAGAAACAAATGACCCTATAAAATTACAAATCAGAGATATACAAAAAAAGATAGATATCTTAAAGAGAAGTACGACAGACAATGAGCAAAATGAAATCATCAATGAATTAGAAAATGAAAAAAAGCGTCTAGCCTCTGAACTTGTTTTTCAAAATTCTTATGACCTACAGTTTTCCTTTACTATAAAAGATTTAAAAGAATATTATCTGATACCAGAACCTATTCAATTGGAGTTATCTACTGAAGATGTTTCTAAAATTATGACAAATAATTCTAATTTGTTTAATGAACAAATTAAATTAGTTCTTGAACAGGTTAACGCTGTTGCAAATAAAGTAAACAATTATCTTCTAAGTGGCGAAAAAGAAATCGGAAAAGATGCTTTAAATTCAGTCAATTCTTTAGGGTCAGAGTTAAATGCTGTTATTTCTGGTCAAAAATAGCTTGACTTCTACTAAAACAAGATTATAATACATTCACCCATATTATAGAGGTTTATATGCTCATTACTTCACATGAGGAATTACGCAAAGGTATTTCCCTTGGCGTTGATATTCTCGCAGATACAGTTTGTTCTACATTAGGCCCAAAAGGCAGAAACGTTATTCTGCATGAAAAAGATAAAGCTCCTATCGTAACAAAAGATGGAGTTTCTATTGCGAACAGTATTAATTTAGACGACCCAACTCAAAATGTTGGCGTTCAAATTATCAAGCAAGCTTCTCAACAAACTGCCGCTCAAGCTGGTGACGGCACAACTACAAGCATCGTATTAGCCCGTGCCATGCTCCGTGAGGCACAGAAGTATATTAGTGCTGGTGTTTCCCCTATCGAATTGAAGAGGGGCATGGATAAAGCCGCAGAGCAGATTGTGAAGCAAGTTGCGGAGATTGCAGTTCCTATTTCTTCTGAACAAGAGATTGAGGATATCGCTACAATCTCTGCCAATAATGATAGAGGTATCGGTAAACTTATTGCAACCGCTGTAGATAAAGCAGGTAAAGATGGCGCTATTACGATTGAAGAAGCACGTTCAGTTGAAACTTCTCTTGATGTAGTTGAAGGTTTTCGCTTTGATTCTGGTTATCTTGCAACTGCTTTTATTAATGATGAACGTCGTGGTGTTGTAAAATATGACGACCCTTATATTCTTGTTACAGATTTTAAACTTGAAACAGTTACAGAAATGTTGCCTGTTCTTGAGGTTATAGCAAGAGAAGGTAGACCTCTTGTTATTATCGCAGATGATATTGAAGGTCAAGCACTTGCTGCTCTTATTATGAATTGTGTACGTGGAACCATGAAAGTTGCAGGTGTAAAGGCTCCAAGATATGGCGAAGAACGTAGAAATATCCTTCGTGATTTGGCTGTTGCTGTTGGGGCCACTTACATTTCTACAACTGCTGGTATGAAGCTTGGTGATGTAAAAATTAAAGATTTCGGTCGTGCTAAAACCGTTGAGATTGCCAAAAATCTTACAACTATCGTAGGTGCAAAGGGTTCATATGAAGAAGTAGACCAACGAATTGAATCCCTAAAAGCAGAACTTATGGCTACCGATAATATGCATGAAGCTATGAGAATTCAAGAAAGAATTACACGTTTGGCTTCTGGTATTGCTATTATCCGTGTAGGAGCAGCAACAGAAGTAGAAATGATTGAGAAGAAGCATCGTATTGAAGATGCTCTTGAAGCAGTTAAATCAGCACAACAAGAGGGTATTCTTCCCGGTGGTGGTGTGGCTCTTCTTAGAATTTCAGACACAATCAAATACGATGAACTCAGCGAATCTGAAAAGCTTGGTGCTCAGATTGTTGTTAGAGCCTGTCAAGAGCCAATCAAACAAATGGCCCTAAATGCAGGACTTTCACCAGACCTTATTATCCAAAAGGTACAAATGGCTGGTGAAAATGATTGGTTTGATGGATACGATTTTAGAACTGACCAAATTAAGGCAATGATTAAAAATGGTATTATTGACCCTGCAAAAGTTACTCGTTGTGCAGTACAAAACTCTACTTCTGCCGCTGGTACATTAATTACAACCAACTATGCTGTAATCAAATAATCAAACTAATTAATAATAGCCACATCTTTATCTTTTGGGGAGGGGTAATACTATGTCTGAATTTGACGAGATTAAAGGCTCTATTGCCGATGTTGATAAAAAAATAGACAGAATGATGAATATGATCAACAATCTCAAAGAAAAGAATGACGACATAGGCAAAGATATAAGCAGAATGAAAGATAGTTTATATGACCCCAATGATGGTTTATTTATTAAAGTCAGAGATTTAGATTCGCAAAAATATATAATTACTGGTATAAACTCTGACATTATTCAACTAAAAGATCCAGAAAAAGGATTGTATGCTAGAGTAAAAGAAATTGAATATTGGAAAGAATCTTATTCCAAAGTTATATGGATATTTGCTTCTACTATAATCCTTATTGTAGCAAAACAACTTTGGGATTTGCTTACATAAGATAGAACGGTTATACTCCTAATGTGGAGTTTTAATGTCTAAAGCAAATAATCTGTATAAATGGTATAAGCAAAATAAGAAACAATTCACTACAGAAACAAATGATAATGTTTTATTTGTTTTTGCTTACGGTAATCAGCACGCTTATAGAAGAATCAAACCACGCAAGAATAAGTCTGGTATTCTTTGGACTTATAAGGGTGTTTTATTTGTTGACGAAACTCCTGTTGGTGTAAATGTTTCTAATAATATTGTTTATATTGACCCAATCTATCTAAATCATCTTCCAAAGATTTCTCCTGTGCTAAGGTATTGTAAAGAAATTATTACATATTTTAAAAGAAGGTCACTTGAGACTTTGCCTGTAGATGTAGATACGGTTAGTCTGATTGTAGAAAGGACTTTAGAATGAGAGTAAAATTATCTTATACAGTTGATTTTGATGATGTACCAAATGAAATACGTAGAATCTTAGATTTAAGAATTAATATTGCTTATGCAAAGATTCTTGATTCCATTCATAAAGCGATTGAGGATAAAAATTATATTGTTGCAATTGAAAAAATAGAATCTATGCGTCAAAAACTTAATTCTGTTGATTTAGTTTTAAGCGATTGCACTTCAATTCTATCAGGTTATACTAAAGCTCTAGTAATTCCAGAGAATATAAATGATACATCTGATGGAGAATGAATTAGTAGAGGGTGATCTGGCCCACATTCCATCGGGTGTATTTTTGTATGATCCTATCAATTATGATTCACCACGTAGATGCAAAATGCTAGATCAACCTTGCGTTGGTGTATTTTTAGGACAAATAAATTCATCTTTAACTAAAATTTATGCAGAAGGTGAATATTGGGCTGTTCTAAAAGAAAACGTATACAAATATAAGAGGAAAACAAATGATTAAATTTATAGAAGTTATTGAACGTCGCGGAGCACAATTTGTAGGTAGCACAAATGATGCCTATGAGTTTCGTGATGTTTACGTTAACCCAGAACATATTGTGATGGTTAGAGAAGATATTCATTTTAGTAATCAACCTTCACCACAACTAAAAAATAAAAGCTTTACAAAACTTGTTGTCAATCGTGGTTCTTCAACTTATGAGACTACTGTTGTTGGTACAGTCTCAGATATTTATGAAAACATCAACAATCGTCGTTCACTTCTAAAGGGGTAATCATGGTTTGGACTGTTATTGGGTATAAAGAAAGTAAAACTGTTGTACATATGTTTCATGGATCAAAAAGTGGTAATGAAGCAATTAGTGATGCTTACAAACTTTTTCCCGGCATTCAAGTAGTTGCCGTGGTAGCTGGTAATCATCTAAATTCAACATACACGAAGGAGCAATAATGGGTCGTCCAAAAGGTTCAAAAAATAAACCAAAAGATACACCAGTAGTTTTACAAAACGTAGAAACTACTGCGACTATTTCAGACACACCTAAGCGTAAAGGTCGCCCAGCAGGTTCTAAGAATATAAAAGAAGCAAAGCCAACAATTATTCGTACCGTTAAGCGTGGCAAGATTCAAATTATTACAGCAGAAGAAGATCAAAAGACTTCACTTGAAGTTAATGAAAAACTAAATCAAGAAGATAATTATGTAAATCCATTTGCAAGCGTAACCCACTCATTTGAATGTTCTTTTGATCTAATGTTTGAATGGGCTGGAATTGTTCCTCCAAAAGAGGACGAAAAACAAAAGTTTGGATCCTATTCTTCTTGTAGATTTCCTGTAGTATCTGCTCGTCCTATATATCCAATTGTAGCTCGTATCAATGTAGATATTGACAAACTAAGGTCAGAGGGACATAACGATAAAGAAATCTATACTGGTTGTATTTCTTATCTTTCTAAAACACAGAGCAAGAATAAACTAAAGCGTCTTGGTGATTTAATGCCTTATTATTTCAAAGTGAAGAATGATAATAGAATGTCAGTTATTTTCTTCACTAATGAAAAAAAGTCTAAAATGTTTTTTGGAGAAGGAGAATGAATTCAGTTAAATATATTTCTAAAGCATGGGGAGCAGAAGAAATATTTGCCCATACCGAGCATTATGTAGGAAAAATTATTTACATAAATCCTAATAGTAGGCTTTCATTGCAATACCATAATTTCAAAAGTGAAACTATCAGAGTCCTTTCTGGTAGACTTTATCTTCATTATCAAGTTGACCCTACGCAGCCTGTTTCTATTGTTGAAATGGTTGAGGGTGATGTATTTCATGTTCCTACTAAGCTTGTTCATAGGTTTGAAGCCCGTGATGAAGCAGTACAACTTGTTGAGGTTTCTACA